CTCGCATCATGTTGAAGCACCACATTCATGTCAAGATGGATGCTTTCCCTATAGAGAATGTGGAACTCGAGAAGATCCAGTGCGGTGGGACCACATCCGCGGGTTATACTCCTAATGCTCAGGTTTTCGAGATCCAAGTGGGTGATGTGAAGATCCGGTCCACCTCTAGGGTCTGCAAATCAGACGGGGAGCAGGCAACACGTATTCGCGCTTATGAGCTCTTTGCGCGTCTCAAGAGGAAAATCGCAGAGTCCGACCTGGATTATGACCCGGAGTGGTTTTCAGATATAGATGTCGCCTATATGATGTCAATCAAGGCAGAGTCCCGTGCCCCGGATGAGGATGTAGATAAGGCTAGGTTGATCTTCATAACTAATATCCTCAAGACGTACCTAGACCGTGTGACAATTGGCCCGCTTATGAAGAGGAATTATGGGATTGGCTCGAATGCCATAGAGACTATTTGGCATGAGGGTGGCCCTACAGCTTTTGCCAAGAAAATGGGCATAATTGATGAGGATGGGAACTTTACCGATGCATCCTATGGCATCATTGCTGCGGACTACTCCAAGTTTGATAATTCAATTCTTGCGGGCATTCTCCTCATGGTGTGCTTATCCCCCATAACATACCTCAACACTGCGAGCAAGTACTCTAGGGTCGTCCGTGCGGTTGCTATGTTTATGGCCAAGAACTCAGTGAATAAGGTTGTGAAGTGGTTCGGGGATGAGTGGCGTATGATCATTGGCCTCATGTTCAGTGGTGATCTAATTACTAGTTATGGGGACACGTTATATAATGAGTATGTCCAGGAGGCGTTCGATATAGTGGCCCTCACGCTACTTCGTAAAGCCTCCCCGTCTCTATACGCCAGGATAAAGCGCAAGTGCGATGCCCTCTATGGCGATGATGCCTTTATGCTTAGGGATTCCGATATGATCCGATTTATATGCGGAGAGTCCCCAGAGTCCATACTGAATAATTCCCTTCCCCAGAAAGAGCATGGGTTCGCCGGCTCCCCCGTTCGGATGAATGAGTACCTTTCCCAGACCTTTTTCCTATCCCTTAAGATGACTGATACGTACGTGTGTGCATGGTGGGATGCTCGACCTGATATGCGTCTCCCATGTTTCTTTTCCCAGATTAATATCCACGGGCACCTCCTCTATAAGGGCCCCAAGTTCCTTAAGCGCTATTTCTTGTGGGACGCCCCTGAACGCACTGTCATTGCTTGGCGCCCCCTGGAGGATTATTTGAGCAAGTCCATTTGTTTGGCCAATAATGCCCAGTCTGTAGCCATACACCTTATTCGTCTCCGCTCCCTTGCAGTCGACACCCTTGGTGCCAACCCCCATGCCTACGAATTCCTTAAAGTTGTCCACGATGAACTCATGCTTATATCTAGTGCTAAGGTGCATAGGCTGGTGGAGTCCCTGCTGTCTGATAGCTCTAGTGATGATAGTGTGTTCGACCCCGGGATGCTCCACAAGGTTGGTAAGTTCAATCGTGAGCTTCTCAATTCCTTTCCAGAGTGGAAGGACTTAGTCGCCTTACGGTATGACCCGGAGTGCCTCCAACAGTATGTTCGTAGTTTCCAGATACGTAGAAAATACCTAGATCCCCGTGTGGTCCAGTTTGAGGACCACACCTACACCGGGTAGGTTCCCAATGGGTTACTAGTCCAGGTGACATCTTCCGCTGTGCTTATACACGCGGGTCTTGGCTGGTGTAAAAAAAAAA